AGACTTTTCAAACGCAGATGGTGACAAACATGGAGCATATAATCAAAATGTTTCACCTGAAAAATCATCAAACAGGGAATCAAGTCCAGTAGACGATGATGATGATGTTGAAATTAAAGCAGAAGAAAAGGAAGATGAAGTTAAAAAAGATGCAAATCTTCACTATGGTGGAGTAAGACATGCTAGTAAGGAATATGAACAAGGTAATGAATCAGCACAAATTACAGAGGTAAAAGAGGATAAGAAAGAAGATAAAGAGGAAGATGAAGAAGAAATTAAGAAAAATAGAAATCAATATGGGGCAGATGATAGTAATCCAACTTTAACTGGTAAAGATATATTAAATGAAAAACAATTAGATGTTGTCAAAGAACCAGCAGTATCTACATCTGATACAAAATATATAAGCTCAAAAACAGGTAAACAGATACCAAAAGAACAATATGACTTAGAAAATAAATCAGGGTATCAAACAGAAGATGGAAATAATCAATTAGGTGGACAAGGATCAACAAAAGACGACACCTATAAAAGTAGCGAAAACTATATAAACTCGGATATTAAAGATTCTGATAAGGATATGGAAGATAACAAATCTGACAAAGAATACAAAGACGAAAAAGATGAGAAATCATCTGACGACGACTCAAAAGACGAAATTGAAAAATCTGACTTCCAAGAAGCAATCAAATCCAACATCAGTACATTAACTGACGTTATAAAGTCCCTCGCAGAAACTCAAAAAGACGTTAGTTCTACACTAGTAGGTATTGATGATAGATTGAAAGCATTGGAAACCCCAACTGACTTACCGTTGAAGCCACAAACTTCAGCAAGTGAAGATGTTGGTGCAAAGGTTACAGTCCCAGATACTTATCAAGCTAACTCTGTGCAAGCAGGCTTAGACGACGATAAACATGCTGAAGACAAACCTGAAACCGATCCATCTGGATTGAAAATGCAAGAGAAATCTAATTTCGACTTTACTACCGAGACTCCAAGACCTAATGCAGCAATCGAGACAATCAACAAATCTGCTGAAACAGATATGTCATTTGTTTTGAAAGATGCAAGAGAAGGTGGAAATCTAAGTGTAGTAGCAAGAAATATTCTAGCTGGAAAATATTATACTCCAACACCTGACGAAGTAGGAACATACTAAAATGACTCAAATCAGAACAATCGATGAGCTTGAGGCACAATATTATGGACACAATCGTAACCTTCTTAGAAAAGCTGATGCCCCTTCAACAACCAGTACTGCTGGTATGTTTAACGCCATCTTTGGTGCTTATGCATGGGCTCAACTGAATCTTGAAGCAAACGCATTCGGAATTCTCCCAAAATACCCTTGGGACAAATCTGGATGGAGGGTTATAACTGCAAAACCAACCTTGAATACCAACAATGCTAACACAGCATTAGGTGGTACTTCAGAAGGTGGTTTAATTGCTGAAACCGTGAAACCAACCGTTGCAGAACTTGACGTAAAGCCAAAAACTGCACAACTCCCTTTCTCTGCATCAGAGGTAATGGAATGGTTGTCAACACACAGTAAAGACGACATCTGGGGAGGCTTAGGCTCACTCAGATTGTATATGGCAGTACAACACAAAGAGTTCATTAATAGAATGCTTTTAGCAGATGTTGAAAGCGATGCAGCAGCATCAAGTGGTGCTCATACTGGTACAAAAGACTTAGAATCCCTTGATAGAATCGTATCAAGTGATGCTGAAGAAGATGCACTAGGTGGAAGCCACTCTGGATTTTACGATCCTTGGGCTGCTGATGCTACCGTTGACAGAGATGGAAACGGTGGAGAATTTGACTGTACAGTAGAATCTGCTTCTGGTACTATCGGTACTGACGGTGTATTGACTGACGATGTTCTAAGAACTTTCTTACGAAAGATTAGAATCGCAGCAGGTAAAGATCCAAATGTATTCCTAGGCTCCCATGAAGTCTACTCTGAGATACAAGGCTTATACATGCCAAGTGTCCGTATTGCAAACCCATACGGTGAGCAATTAGTCCAGATAGACGTAAACGGTATTCAAACCTTTAAAGGTACGGGTACTGGTATTCATGTCGACTCTATTTACGGAGTACCATTCATTCCAACAAAGGATGCCCCATCTGGTGGTGGTTCTGAAATTGGAAGACTCTTTGCATTAGATACTTCTGATGCAGAAGGTTATGGTTATCCAAGAATTGGAATTCAAGTGGCTATACCAACCGAGTATTACGAAGCAACTAGAAGATCTGCTGGTTATCCATTCGTGAACAACGCTTTCGTTGAGAAAGGTGTGTTCAGAACAATGGGTGAGACAGTTTGTCGCCATTTCAAATCACAAGGTAAAATTAGAGACATTAAACTCTAGTCAAACCAAAACCCTTTTTTTATATTTTTTTAGATACATATATATATCCTTGCCACACGGTTGTTTGTAATGACGAAGCAAATAATAGCACTAGTAGCCCTATTATCATTAGGAGCATTTAGTGCAGTATATGCAGAAGAATCAGTAGTACAAGTACCATTTGAATATCATGGTCAATCTTGTTGGCTCGAATCTGATACAACATATCAATGTATTTGGGAAGGAGAAATTGAGCCATTTTCTTTAGATGATCTAGAGAAATATGCACCTATCCTAACTGAAGAACAGTATGCAGAGGAATATGCTAAACTAACAGCAGTTCCAGAAGTTGTTGAGATTGTAGATGACAGAACTCCTGAAGAAAAATTAATTGAGAAACTTCAATTAAAATTATATAAAGGAGAAGCAGATGCAACAGATGCAACACATCTTAGGTTGTTAAAACAACTAGATGAATGTCAACGTGGACTTGGTAATAGTGCAGCAGTACAAACCAGAACTTCATTTGTTATCTCAGAATTTACTCATGGTAAATATAATAATATTGAGATAAGAGGTCAAATAGGAGATTTGTTAATGGCTATTCAGGAATGTCAAGCACAAAATACATTGGAACATTATGTATTGTCAGTAGAATATGCTAACAAAGCCAATGGTGTTGATGATGTATTCTATGACCACTATAGTGCATGGAAAGGTATTCAAGCATTAGACTATGAGTTATACACAAAAAACTCTGAGAGGTTAGACTTGAGACCTATCTGTGACAGTTGGCTATATGCTGACACTCACAAGGTTCAAATGGGATGTGAAGATGTATATGAGTATGAGGGAAAGACAAACGTCAATCCTAAAGGCTACATAGCATATTACTCCCAAGCAAACACAGAGTATCAGAAATACTTGAATGAGAATAGCAGATATGCAACTACTGAGGACAAAAAAATCCAAGAACAGATAGCACAGCCTGTATTAGAGGAATTGTTAGAAGATAATCTTTGGTACAATAGGGAATAATCCCCTCTTTTTATTTTTATTTACCTACATTTATATAAGGTATATACTTTGATTAATCATGAAAGACTGTATAAGTTGTAAAGAAATATCGGAATTACTTGTTAATTCCAGTACAGTTATTTATGCCAAAGAACATGGTAGTAGAATAATGTGTACAAATAATCACATAGTATTTGATGGTATGCAATAATCATCATTTACTTAACTTTATATATTAGTGGTTTTTATATAATTTATGGCAATCACAATCGCACAAAATGCCGACCATAAAAGTCTTACAGGAAAGACACTATCCATTCAAAGCGAACTAACATCAAAGTTGAAATCCACCATTGTTGACGTAACATACGGTGGTTCTGACACATACGCTACTAATGGTAATACTGTCGATCTATCACTTGGTGGTAGAATTAGTACTGTTATTGGAGCAGAAATACTCCATTGTAACAAAGGACTACTTCTACAATATGCTCCAGCAGCAGCAGGGGCAGCAGCCACAGGAAAAATTAAGGCTTATGGTCATACTCCAACAAGCTCTACAGCAACAGTTGTAGCCCTTGAGGAATTAGATGCTTCAGATACAGCAGTCAATTCTATGACTATTCGTATTAGAGTAATCGGTTTCTAGACTAAGATCTAGTCAATTTTTTTCTCTTTTTACTAATAATGTTTATATATGACCAATATTATCAGTAAACATGACTTATACTAATCATAATGTAAAAGACGTATCTGGTGACGGTGCAGTAAAAGCTGGACATGGTGTCATAGTTGCAGTACATGTTGTAAAAGCAGGTGCAAGTGGAGATAAAGTAGTATTCCATAATGGAGATGCTAATTCAGATCCAGCAGAATTTACAGTATATGGTGAAGGAATTCAAAATATTCAAGATATATGTAGAAGATTTGAAGACGGTATTTACGCAGAAGTTACAGGTACAACTGCAAGATATTTAGTAGTATTCAAATAGAATCTTTAAATACAAAGTAAACTTTATAACTCTTATGGTAACGACTACAACTTACTGTTCAGTTAATGATATTATTGACTTTTTAAGAGTGCCTATCACTTCCACAACCACTCCAAACAAAGAGATGGTTCGTAAGATTATTGCAAGAAAAGAGGATGAATTTGACAGAAGGGTAGGTCATACTTGGAAAACTAAAAAGATTACAAGAGAAGTTCACGACTTGCCTTTATTATACACATTTGGATGGGGTACTCCTATATTCTTACAACATAGAAATATACAAATTTTAGACATTTCAGCAGGGGATAAGATAGAGATTTGGAAGGGAGAATCAGATTCATGGGAAAATATCGTAGATCAAGACCAATGGTATCATTGTGAATATGAGAGAGGAACATTAAACTTAAGAGGTTATTTATTCACTATTCTAAGAAAAAACAGAGTTAGAGTCACTTACAGATATGGTGGAGAAAACTTTGCAGGTGATACAGAAATACCATTAGATGTTGCAGATTGTATAATCAAAATGACTGCAATAGAGATAATGAATACCTCATTCAGAATGGATGAACTTCCAAGTGGTGGAAGTGTTTCTCCTAGTGAGTCAAAGAAATATTGGCAAGAAGATATTGAAAACTGTATCTCTAACCGTAGAGAAGTATTTGTTATTCCATAATGGTTTCACTTTCTGGTATTAAAGGTAAGGTTAAAAAAGGCTGGTCAGTATTTGTGGCTACTGCTAATAGAACAACTGCAAAAGTAATTCAAAAGAAAGGTGGTAGTGCATATGTAAGCAATAAGGGTCAAGATGTAGAAATACCTGTTCCAGAGAATAGAAAGGATGTAAAAGTATCTTCGGATATAACTACTGAAGAACTTGGTACTTTTGTGTCTCAATCTTTACAAGACGTACAAAGAGCACCATTAACAGAAGCACCTGATATAGTTTTAAAGTCAGAAAGAAAATTACCTAAAATTACTAACCCTGAGGATGATATACAGGAACCTAGAGACATAGCATATTACCCTGCTGGAAAGAATCCTTATGGTGGATCAGAAGGTAAGAAACCAAATATAGAATCCATACGACAATGGGTTGAAAATACAAAGGTAGGAAATGCTTCAAATATTACATTAACTGAGGAATTTGGAGAAGAATTTGGGTTTATAGGGTGGGGTTTTTCTGATAAAGAACTTGCCAAAGCAATAGATGAGGTTACATTCAAAGTAGCTAGAAAGATATGGTATGTGGGTAGAAAACCATCAACCATGACTGATATGCAATGGGATGAAGCCACTAGAGAAATGCGACCAGCAGAAGGATCTTTCTCAAAAAATGAAAAATGGACTAATGGATTCCCCTATGGTGAAACTTATAAGTATCAAAGTGGTAAGTTGGGATAATGGCTATTACAACATATGATGCAGTAGATGACATAATATCACTAATAAAGTCAAAATGGTCTAATTTAAGACCACCTACAATCTCAAAAGTATGGGATAAAAGAACTGTAGGATTCATAGATGACAGAAGTGATCAGGTCATATTATCACCAAAAGGCGAAGATATAAACTATTTTGGTCTAGGTGGAAGTGCATTTTGGCACGACCAAATGATAGAAATGGAGATAAGAACATATCAGGATATTGATAGACATAACTCAGTTGTAAAGGAAATAGTTAAAATTATCAAGGATAATATAACAGGCAGTACTTATACTGATTTACGAGTAATTGGATCATTCAGTAAAAACTACCAATATCGTAATATGTTTAGTTATGTAGTGACAATTTCATATAGAAAATCAGATCCTTCTTAAAAATCTTTATATACTAATAGAGAGGTTATAGATATATGGTAGTATATACTGGTGCTAGTAGTTCTGTAAGATATGGTTATGAAACAGCAGGTTCATATGGAACAACAGCAAGTTCATTAACAAATACATTTGGTCTTAATACCAAAGTTACTGGTTTATCATTAACCAACAATAGAATTAATTTAGCTAAATTAGGTCAAGTAGAACCAACAAAATTCGCTTACGGTCAACAACAAGGAAGCCTAAGTGTTGGATTTGTATTCGACGACTCACATTCACATAAAATATTTCAATCAATTTACGGATCACCAAGTGGAAACGATCCGTTCTTATATCCAGCAACATTAGCACAAGGAGCTACTTCACCAACAACACAATCAATTACCACACAAATTGAATTACAAACTGGTGCAAACGCAAAATTAACCAGAGTATTAAATGGATGTGTAGTAAATACATTAAGCATTTCTACAAGCATAGGCGAACCAATGAACGGTAGTATTGATATGACATTTGGTAAAGAAACAAGTACTGCTGTAGGAACATCTGGTACTATTACAGAACAGAGTGCAGGAACACTTGATCAAGGTGGTGAACCTTATACATTTGCTCACGGTTCATTCAAAGTATCAAACGGATCATCACTACAAACAGTAGCAGAAGTTCAGGAAGCAGATGTGTCATTTGCACAAAACACAGAATTACTTTACGGATTAAACTCAAATGCAGCAGTAGACGTTTACAGAAAAGTACTTGATGTCACTGGAAGATTTAAAACAGCATTCAAAGACCAAAGCCTAATCCAATATGTAATTGACCAAGTAAGAACACAAAAAGAATTAGTTGCAAGTGGTGTAGGTATTGAATTACACTTTAAAAACGTAGCAGCAAACAAATCAATTAAGATTGAATTAGACGATGTATCATTCGCAGATCACGGTGTAAGTGGTCTTGAACCAGTAGAGCCTGTATTTGAAGAAATTAACTGGCAAGCTAAAGCAGCAAAAGTATCAGTAGACACAACTGCCTAAACCTTTATTAATTACCTAAATGTTAAAATTTACATGGTATTAATACCTATTACAATCACATATAACGGTCAAGAACAAACTGTTGAGTTTGAGGATTCTTTGACATTTGGTGAGACTGAAGCATTAATTAGTGGATCAGTTGACCTTAGTGATGTAACTAAACCTAAAATTGATCTATCAAATTACAGAATGAATCTACTAGTATTAACAATTAAAAAGGCTCCATTCAAAGTCGGAGACATAACTACAATCAAAATGTTAGATGCCAAAGTAGTTAAACATATGTTAAAGGAGATAACTAAGGTACACCCTTTAGCGACATATATAGAGGATTGGATGGCGACATTCCAAAGCTTCGAGGAGGAGATAGATTCACCTACGGAATCTACTACGCCTGTGCCAGCCAATTTGGCTGGTCAAAGGAAGAAGTCGACAAGCAGCCAATAGAATATCTTAAAAAATTATTTGCTATGCATAAAGAACAGATGGAAGAAGCTCAAAGACAGAACTCCATTCCTAGTAATAGATCCACTAATAGAATGGCAAAAAACTTAATATAAGATAGGAGGAATTGTTTATATATGGCTATAAATGAGCAGAGTAGTGACGAGGAACTTCTAAGAAAAGAAATTAACCGTATTACAGCAATTCTTAGAGATCTTAGAAAATCTGGAATTAAATTAAATGAATCAAATTTAAAAGCTATTCAAGGAATGGCTAAAACTGCTGATCAATGGGGTAAAACATTAACAATAGAAAAATCAAAAAATCAGAGATTAGAAGAAACTGCTCGAAGAATGAAAGACAATCATGCTTGGTTAGATAAACATACAGAAACTATAAGAAAGAACAGGGCAGTACAACAGGCAAACAGTATAGAAAAACAAAGAGAGCACCAACAGGATGTGCAAACTAACATCAAAATGAGAAATATACAGGCAAAGGCTGGAGCACAAATGGATTTCTTTACAAAGGCTTTAACAGGTGGTGTAACTGTTGGAACTATTTTTGAAAAAATGGGTGGTTCAGTATATAGGTTATCAAAACAATTTGAATTATTAGATGAAGTCATAAGACAAACAGCAGAAATAGAACAGTTGAAAGCTCAAAATCTAGATCCTTCTGGTGAAAAAAAATTAGGAGCTCTAGAAAGAGCAAGAACATCAAATGTAAATGCATTGGGTGGTGAAAAAGCAGTTGCAGATATGCAAGAACCTTCTGCTAAAAATAAATTTGGAAAATCATTGGGAGCTATGGGTAAGTTTGCAAAGAAACACGCTACGGGTATAGCATTAGGTGTAGGTGCTGGTGGTCTTATTTTATCTACAATTATCAAAGCATTGAGTGTAGCTCCAATGTTTCAGGCTATGATGAAGTTATTCAAATTTGCAGTTACAATGATCTTAATGCCAATAGGTACGTTCTTTGGAGCAATATTAAGACCTATAATGATTGGACTTATCAAAACCATAGCACCACAGTTCAAAGGATGGATGAAAACTGCCATGAAACTTGGTGATCAGGTAGGTAAGTTCATAATGGATTTCTTTACAGATCCAGCTAAGTATCTTCTTGCAGCTATGGGTGGCATAATTCCAATGGTAATAACTGCTTTTGAAAAGTTAATACCTAAAAATCCTTTCGATGATGGTAAAACCCAAGAAGAAAAAGACGAGGAACATAAAGAATATTGGGAAGGAGTAAATAAAAGTTTGGAAAAAGCATGGGCTTCAATATATACACCCATAGAGGAATTTGCTATTGGTGTACATGATTTCTTTACTGTTACAATTCCTGATGCTTTTAGTGGAGTATGGGACAGTTTGCAAAATATAGGTAAAATGATATTGAGACCATTCTTAATGTTTATTGGTACAATTAATACTATATTCTTATGGTTGTTACCAGATATGTTTAAAGGATTCTGGACATGGGTTAGTGAAGGATTTAATTCATTAAAAGAAGGATTAACTGGATGGTTGACTCCAATTTTAGAATGGTTAGGTGTAACATCTTCTGAAGAAGATATGAAAAAATCTGAAAAAACTACTAATGCAATAGCTGATGCTTCAAAAGGTATAGAAGAATGGTGGAAAAAAATATTCGGACATTCAGAAAAATCAGAAGATCATGCTGATGTTTCTGCTAACGCTATGGAAGGAACTGCAAAAATATTTGACGGTGCTGCTAAATGGATAAATAACGCATTAAAAAGAATATCAAAATTCACATACACAACAAAAGATGGAAATAAAAAACCAACAAGAAATGCAAAAATAGCAATGAGTGTATCTCAAATTCCATCATTTGATGTAAGTGGTTCTGCTGCTTCTTGGTATTCAAGAACAGCAGCCAATGGATTTAGTGGTATGGTTAATTCACCTACAATGTTTATGGCTGGTGAAGCAGGTGCAGAACATGTTAATATATCACCTCATGGAAACAAATCATCAGGAGTTCCAGTAATAAATATTAATATAGCAAAAATAGACAAAAATGCTGACTTTGAACAGTTGAAACCAACAATTCAAAGATGGATTCTTGAAGCAAACAGTAGAAGGGGTATGATCTAAAATGTCAGATATAATACTTAAAAGAACTTCACCTACTCCAACAAGAACTTTGCGTATAAGAAACTTTGATCAAATTGATGCTAAGTTAGATTGTCCAGTAATGGTATATTCAATTCCCGAATCTGCTGATACTGATGCAATAGGAATGAAGGTTGAAGGTAATTTATCAACAATAAACTTATCATGGACATTGGTAGATCAAACTACTACGGTTGTAGATGAATTGACAGGTGGCAGTTCAATATTAACTGCTGATGATCAGATGGCATTTTTAATAAATGATTTTCAACCAATTTCTATTGAAAATGCTTTTGAAATTAAATTGTTAAAATCAGATAACTCTACTGTGTTTTTTACAAGAACTGGTGTAGTAAGTAGTATTTCTGTCAGTAAAGGTGGAGATACTCCTGTAACATGGACAGCAAATATTCAATTCTCATGTGCTTCTATGTTGGCTACTGACGATAATATTGAGACTAACAATGGTTAACGTAGCAGTATTCATAAATGATGTAAAGAAATCATTTTCACAAACTAAAATTATAAAAGAAGGAGATAGGGCTATAGATGAAGCTGATATAACAGTACCACCAACTGTAGACGTTAACACTAATGATAAAATTATAATAATACATGATATGATTCCAGTCACTAATTTATCTGCTGTATATAATTTTAATGAAACAGTAATAGATGAAAGTGGTAATTTAAATACACCTACTGCATCGGCAGGTCTAACATATATTGACGGACAATGGCAGGGTAAGGCATTATCATTAAATGGTACTTCTACATATTTTGAAGTTGATGATAAAACTAACCTTAATTTTAGTGGAGAATTTGAAACATTTATATGGGTTAAATGGACATCAACAAATAAACAATATTTAATCACTAAAAGAACAACATCAAGTAACGGATTGGGAATAAGTGTAAATCATACAACTGCTGGCGATATAGCATTGGAACTTAACGGTACAACATTAGTGTCATCATCTGCTGGATTTAATGACGGTGAAAATCACTTGATAAGAGTTACCAGAGATTCATCAAACTTGGTAACATTATATGTGGACAAGGTATCAAAGGGTACTGCTACAATATCTCATAACTTGACAACAACTGGAAAATTAAGAGTTGGTAGAGATGAAGCATCAACATATTTTACAGGGTCAATGGATTCAGTTAGACTATACAAAGGAACTCCAGTCTCTACAGCACATGGAGAAAAAGTATATGATAATAGAAACCCACGAACTGTAACAAAATTTGGTGGTAGGGTTACAAAAGTTTCTAAAGAAACAGTACATCAGAAAGTTAAATGTTTCAGTTTCGGTAAAGAATTAGCAGAACAAGAAATACGAGGAGAAGAATTTAATAATCAGTCTCCAGAAGCAATTATTGAAAATCTAATTACAAATAATACTACCTTAACATTTATTAGAAAAGGAGATTTGGTAGGAATGATATTAAAAAAATATATTGCTGTTGGAAAGTTAATAGATATTCTTAGAGACTTTACAGCATTAACTGGTCATATATTTTATACAAATGGTAACAAAGAATTTGTATTAGAACCTGAAAAACATACTGATATAGATTTTATATTTACACACGGAACAAACTGTAAATTGTTAAAATCAGCATATGATGATACTGAAATAGTCAATGATTTAATTGTATTGGGTGAAAATATTAGGTATCATACCATAGAGACTTTTACTGGTAACGGATCTTTGACTGTTTTTAATTTAGAACATTCTGCTGTAAGTACCAGAGTTACTGTTGGTGGAACAGAAAAAGAACCCGAAGAAGACTATGAAATAGACAGTATTGGAAAAACGGTAACGTTTACAACTGCTCCTAGTGGTTCAGTAGTGATTGATTATGAATTTGAAAAACCTTTGTATATAAGAGGTACAAGAGAGGATAGTATAACAGAACATGGTGTTCATGCTAAAAAATTAATTATGCCTTGGATAAAAACTAGATTTGACGGTATTAGATTTGTACAGTCATATCTTAACAGATATAAGGATATAAGATTAAATGTAAAAATACAAATACCAACATTATTTGTTTCAATAGCAGAAAATGATATTGTACATGTAACAAATACTATTAAAAATATAGATAGTGATTTTGCAATTAAAGGTATAACATGGAAATACCCAGAATATATTACTGAAATTAATGTGGGTGAATATAGTTTTGATTTCTTAGAAATTGACCAACAAATAACTCAAAAAATACATGATTTAGAGGATGCCATGACTACAAGTAAAGATATAAGGGAATATGAGTCACCAGAAGAAACTCTTGTAATTGGAGATATTGTAGTACAACTTGTGCATGAAGAATTCACAGAAACCTTAAATATGCCCGACTCCACTTCTATAATAGATAAAAATGACAATAACTATGGTAGTGGAACATACGGATCTCAATATCCATCCAATAATCAGTCAGGGAGTGTGTATGTAAGTGGCTGATGTGTTAGTTCCTCTTAATGGTCATGTAAGAGTAAGGGCATGGGAAAAACAACCAGATGGTACTGAAAAAGAAGTTTATAATAAAACCATTAAAAATCTTATTGTAACTGCTGGAAAACAAACAATTTTAAAATATATTGGTAATATTACAGGTGGTGGATATGCTAACAGTATAGGAGTAGGTGATTCTACAACTGCTGCTGCTGCTGGACAAACTGACTTACAGGCATCAAGTAATAAGTATTGGAAAGCAATAACTGCTGCTGACAGAATACTTCTTACCACAACATTATATTTATCTGTAGATTTCGGATATACAGAAGGTAATTATACATGGAATGAGTTAGGTTTAAAAGACAATAATGATGTTTTAATTGCTAGACAAATTGATTCTTCTCCATTTGTTAAAACATCAGCAAAAAGAGCAATCGTTGAATGGCAGTTGAGTCTTTAGATGACAAAAATACTTATTCCTCGTAGTGATAGTATAAGTGTAAAAACTATCGAGCCTAGTGATTTTACAGATATGTTTTATGATGTTGTCAATGATTATTTAGTAAGTGGATTCACACTTACAGCAGGAACAGGTTTATCAGTAAATATAGCAGTAGGAAAGGCAAGATTAAAAGGTCTATTTGTTCATAATGATTCATCATCTTCAAAAGGTAGTCTTACTGCAAATGATGTAAATTATATTTATATAACTTTAGCAAGAGATTCTAATAGTCAGGCAGAATCATGGAGTTTTACATCAAATTTAACAGGTACAACCCCTACAGATTCTTTGTTAATAGGTACAGCTACTACAAACGGTAGTGGTGTTACAGCAGTAGACATACAAACAAATGTTCAAAGATACAATGGTCGTATAAGAATATGGGGAGATGGTTCAGATGGTGCAAGAACTGTATCAAGTAGTACAACTATAGATGAAACTGCAAAATTCTATACAACATTTACATTAAATGCTGGTCAAACACTAACTGCATCTGAAAGAGGTATTACTATATTTGCCAATGAATCAATAACAATTAATGGTACAATAACTACTGCTGGTAAGGGTACTCTTGGCATTGCTGGATCTACTACAGGTGGTACTGGAGGTGGTCAAAATAATGGATCTAATAATGGTAATCCAGCACAAAGTGGTGGAGAAGCAGTTACTGAAAAAGCTGAATCTGCTTACGTGTTTACAGGAAAACAAGGAGGTGCTGGTGGAAATGGTGGTTATGGTGGTCATGGGAATAGTAATCCAGCAAAAAGTGGTGGTGCTAGTAGTGCTGGTGGTGGTGTAGTTGCTGGTAATCCTTTCATTAGTAAAACTTATCAAATATTTCTTACATTTTTAACTACCCCAGCATTATATGGTGCTGGTGGTGGTGGAGGAGGTTGTGGTGGTGCTGGTGGAAGTGGTGGAGATGGTACTGGAGGTGCTGGTGGTAATGGAGCAGGTAATGCAGGTTCAGGTGGAAATGGTGGAGGATATGTTGTATTAATAGCACCTTCAATTACTATTGCATCTACAGCAGTTATAAATTCAAATGGTAATAATGGAACTAATGCTACTGGAACTTCAAGTGCTGGTAGTTCTGGAAGTGGAAACGGTGGTGGAGGTGGAGGTGGTGGAGGTTCAGGTGGAGGTTCAGGTGGAAATGGTGGATCTATTATATTTCTTTATGATACATTAACAGAAGTATCAGGCAGTTCATTAACTGTAGCTGGTGGAAGTGGTGGAACTGGTACTGCTGGTAGTGCTGGTGGTGGAACGAGTGGTGGTAGTGGAAACGTTGCAAATGGTGGTGCTAATGGTACTAATGGAACTGCTGGTAGTGCTGGTCATAATGGTATAATAAAAAGATTTAGTATATAGGATATTAGTATAATAAGAATATTTATATACCATAATACATTTAACTTAATTATAATGTTACACCTAAGAAAATCAAACAAACCAGTAGGAAATCAAATTAATCCTGATCTTAACGTTTGTATTGTTAGTGAATCAAAAACAGGTGAAAAAACATGGTATTATGCTAAAAATATTGTTACAAATGACGGTGATTTATTCTATGCTCAACAAGCAGTAGGAGAAACCCCAACAAGTGACTTTGACGGATCAAGTGGAAGAATGGAACTTAGAACAGGTTCTGCAACCCCTGCCAAAGCCGATACTTATCAACAAGTAGCAACTCCAGTAACAGCATCTAGAAAAGCTATTGATGCAAATTATCCTAAAACAAATGATGGTGATTCTGACAATACAGGTGCAGGAACCGATATTGTCACATGGAGAACAAGCTGGACAACATCCGACTTTAATGCATCAGCAATTATTGGTGGATGTATTCACGTTGGAGCAGCAAGTCCAGCAAATGGAACAAAATTACTAACACATTTTTCAATAACAAGCTTTGACAAAACATCAAGCGATACATTAAAGATTTTCGTAAATCATACATTTAACGGAGTTTAAACACCTTGACTATCTCAATGGGTGGTCTATTCAAATTACTAGAAAAATTAAACCATACTCCACAGGAAGGTTTAAATGATAAGGTTCAAACTAAAGAAGATGTGGTGGTAAAACTTGGCTAGAAAAGCACTCTATAAACACGCAACACAAGTAAACACTTCTGCATATCCAGATGATGGTACTTCTCCAGTTGGTTCTAATGAATGGAATGAAGCACCAGATCCACAAGGAATGTTGGGTTTTACACCAGCAACTGCAACAATAACAATAGCAAGTGGGGTTGCAACAGTAACAGATACAATTACAGTTGTAGCAGCAGAGTCAAGTACATCTGATACTTTAGACAAACTAGCAATAACAAACACAAGTCAATATGACTTAGTTTATTTATTCGCAGATACAGGCGATACAATTACATTAACAAACACATCAAATCCTTCAGCAGATGGTCATATTAAGACAGTAAGTGATGCAAATGAAACATTGTCTTCAACTGTTCCAACAATTCTAATTAGAAAAGGAAATTATTGGTATGGATATGGTGGTGGTGTAGTCAATGCAGTTAGTGACATTGGAGATGTTACAATCAGTTCAATAGCAAGTGGTGAATTATTAAAATGGAACGGATCTGCATGGATTAATCAAACTCTAGCAGAAGCAGATATTGGTAGTGCTACAGCAGTAGCAGCAAATACAGCAAAGGTTACAAATGCTACTCACTCAGGTGAAGTAACAGGTAGTGGAGCATTGACAATAGCAGATAACATAGTTGATGAAGCAAACTTAAAAGTTTCTAATGCTCCTACAAATGGATTATTCTTACAGGCTCAATCAGGCAATACAGGTGGTTTGACTTGGGCTAGTGCTGGTGGTGGTGCTACAGTAGTTCATACATTTTCAAATAATACTACTACAACTTATACAGGTACAGCTTCATCATTCGGAACTGTTGGAGCTGGTGATCGTGACATTTATATTAAAAAAATAGATGCTAATAATGAAGGTGTCTTTACTAAAATTTGGAAAAACGGATCTGCTGTCGAAGTACAAATCGCTTGAGGTTACAAGTTGACGGTAACTTATCACGCAGGTAGAAGGATTCAGGCAACTCAAGCAGATTTTGCAGGTACACCTGCTGTTTCAGGTGGTTGGAAAGAAGTAGCAAGAACTACTTTAAGTTCAGGTTCACATACAATAGATGTATCATCAATACCTGACAAGTCGTATTATATGGTATTAACTAATGTATTAGGGTTTAGTTCTGCTGCTGATGTTTATGGAACTTTTAATAATGATGCATCAAATAATTATGCTATTAGACGTTCAACTGAAGGAGGATCTGAATCATTATCGGTAAATCAACCTAGGTATCTTATAGCTTGGTCTCCAAATCAAACTACTGCACATTTTGCTATAAATAAGATTTCAAGTATATCAGGACAAGAAAAACTGATTATTAATCATGATGCTTATCAAAGTACAGCAGGATCAGGAACAGCTCCAAGCAGAACTGAATCTGTTTCAAAGTGGGTAAATACAAGTGATGCAATTACTAGTATAAAATCAACAGCAGGTGGTTCAACTCAACAGTTCAATTCAGGTTCAGAGGTGGTCGTATTAGGTTGGGATCCTGATGATACACATACTGATAACTTTTGGGAACAGTTGGCTAGTGTTGAATTATCATCAGCAGGAGATGATCTTTCAAGTGGCACAATATCTGCTAAGAAATATTTGTGGGTTCAAGTCTATGCCAAAGCAACAGGTGGAAACATCAATAATGGATTTAGATTTAATTCAGATACAGGTTCTAATTACTCAAATAGACGTAGTGTTGATGGAGCAACAGATGCCACACAACTAAACACTTCATCAGCGTGTGATGATGCAAATTTAGATAGTGCATATAAAAGATTTTACAATATGTTTATTGTAAATAATTCATCAAATGAAAAATTATGTATCTGTAATGTCGTACAACAAAACGCATCAGGAGCAGGAAATGCTCCACGAAGGGGAGAATTTGTTGGAAAATGGGCTAATACAAGCAACCAAATAACAGATATAACTTTACATAATTTTTCAGGTGGAAATCTTGATGCAGGTTCATTCATCAAAGTGTGGGGTCATGACTAATGGTTTGGGGTAAAATTTATTCAAATACGGTATCAGCAGATGATCAATCATTTGATACTGGAACTGTTTCAACATCTAAATTAATAGATATAATATTCTCACAGAATGGACATACAGGCAACTCTTTAATGAGATTTAATGGAGATACAGGATCTAATTATGCTGAAAGATTTGATGTAAATGGTGGTGGAGATAGTGTAAGACAAAGTGGAACTTCAAACATAAATGTATTAACAGCAGGAACAGGAGATGTTCAAACTTTAACATTTTTGAATATGGTAAATATTTCAGGAGAGGAAAAATTAAGTGTTTATGATACAGTTTATACAAATGCAACAGGTGCAGGAACAGCTCCTTTAAGAGTAAGAGGTGTTTCCAAATGGGCTAATACATCAGCACAAATCACACAAACAACTGTAACAGATTCAGGAAATGGGTTTGACACAGGTTCAAACCTCTCAGTATTAGGTTCTGACATAACACCAGCAGCAGCAATACCATTTGTAGCAAACGCCCAAGAAGGAAGCAGAGCAGAAATTACGGATACAAGAAAAATTTACTACAAATTTGATGCTAATGCATATCATTCAGAAGTTTGGTTTGAACTTGGAACTGCACCCTATGCAGGTGGTCGAGGTGTATTTGGGGGTGGTTATGCAAGTACTTATCAAAACGCTATGGATTATATCACAATAGCCACACCGTCAAACGCAACGGACTTTGGAGATTTGACAGTTGCTAGAACTTATGTAGAAGCAGTATCGTCAATAACAAGAGGTATATTTGGTGGTGGTCATACAGGAGCTAATTCAGATGTTATGGACTATATCACATTCGCAACACCAAGTAATGCAACAGATTTCGGAAACTTGACAGTAGCTAGACACGCTGTAGCAGGAGTATCATCTGGAACTAGAGGAGTCTTTGGTGGTGGAAATGGAAGTAATGTCATGGAATACATTACAATCGCAACACCAAGTAATGCAACGGACTTTGGAGATTTGACAGTAACTAGACAAGATTTAGCAGGAGTATCATCTGATACTCGTGGAGTATTTGCAGGTGGAGATACAAGTAATGTCATGGATTATATCACTATATCCACAGCAGGTAATGCAACTGACTTTGGTGACTTGTTATCGAATTTACGATATCCTGCTGACGTATCAAATGGAACTAGAGGAGTATTTGCTGGTGGAGATCCAAATTCGGGTTCTGGTAATACTAATGTAATACAATATATCACTATTGCAACAACAGGCAACGCTACTGACTTTGGGGATTTAACAGTTGGTAGACACGCACCTGCTGGAGTAGAATCAGATACTAGAGGTGTTATTGGTGGTGGTGCTACTGCTAGTGGAGGTAGTAATTATTCAAACGTTATGGATTATATCACTATTGCAACCACAGGAAACGCAACGGACTTTGGAGATTTATCAGCAGCTACAAATCATTTAGGGGGAGCATCAAGATTTTGACTAATATAGAATTATTCAACAAGGTAACTGATTTGGCTACCTTAGATGAAAAACAAATCGCAAAGATTACAGAAAGACTTCCAGAGTACAAGAGAGGAAGTTCACTTATTGGACATTCCACATCACAAAGCAGTTACTCTTTACAAACAATGCAGATGATTAGTGACTCCCCATTAAGCAGAATGAAACAATGTCTTGCACAGATAGATAAAAAGTACAAGGCACTTCAGGAAGCATACTACAATATTGAAAAGAAAAAACTTACAATAGAAAAACTAAGAAAACAAACAGATGCTCATTCAAGGTTAGTGGTACAGGAATATGAGTCACAGATTGAATCAATTACAATATCAATGAATACAGCACTTAGGGAAATTGGAATGTTCCAAGATATGTATGATAGTATCAAAAAGAATAACAACATACCTGATGATTGGAACGAGAAAGACTTTGAGAAACAGGAAATTGCAAACATGGTAAGATCATCATTCAGATTGGCTATACAGGACTTGTCAGCAGGTGGCAGAGTGTCAAAGGCAGTTGTAGAATATTGGGAGCAGTTAGGAATACACCCACAACTTGCAGAAACAAGAACAAGATCCTACTTGGTACTAATTCAAGAAAAGATTAATAGTAGTTCAAAGGTAACAATAAGAGATATGTATGAATTTTTAGATGCTATGGCAGAGGAGTTCAAGGATTCATACCAAGATGCACTATCAAGAATAGGACTAGACGAGTTAGGTTCAGAAGGATTTATGGCACAGGGAGCAACGAAACCACAATGACCATAGAATACAAAGACAGTAAACGAATTACTACCTCATCAAATGAGTATAAAGTACATTCATTCACAACCACAGGAAACTCAACATTTGCTGTTACTGGATCAGGAGATGTTGAATATCTCGTTATTGGTGGAGGTGGAGGTGGTGGTTATAATCAAGCAGGAGGTGGAGGTGCAGGAGGATATAGAACAGGAACAGGATTTGCAGTTACAGCACAAAATTACACTATCACAGTAGGAGCAGGTGGAGCAGGAAGTAGTTCAGGTAATGGAACTGTAGGAAATGATTCCGTATTTTCAACTATTACATCTGATGGAGGAGGATATGGTGCAACTAATACCAATACAGGTGGTTCTGGAGGTTCTGGAGGTGGTGCAGGAGCAGGTGGCACAGGAGGAAGTGCAACATCAGGTCAAGGAAATGATGGTGGTAGTGGTATTACTAATGTTAATGGTGGTGGTGGAGGTGGTTCAAGTTCTACAGAAACAACACCTACAGGAGGATTAGGAACATCATCATCAATCACAGGTTCAGCAGTAAGTCGTGCAGGTGGAGGTGGTGGAGGAAATGGTCAAGGTTCAGGTTCAGGTGGTTCTGGAACAAGTGGTGGTGGAAATGGAGGTTATAATTCTAATGGAACAGCAGGAACAGTAAATACAGGTTCAGGTGGTGGAGGTGGTGGAAATAGTGGTTCAGCAGCTTATTCAGGAGGAGCAGGTGGCTCAGGTATTGTAATTATTAGATATTTAACTTCAAGTGGAATTACAGCAACAGGTGGTACTATTACAACTGTAACAGAAGAACAATCAAAACCAACTGATGTCCAAGACAATTCCTTGTTAGTAGAAAAAGATACTGCAAACAGATATTGGGTTACTGCACAAACATCAGTAGATACAGAAGATGTTTATGATGAAATTACAGGTCGTACTGATGTATCAGTTTTCATAACAAAAGAATCTCCTAATTGGTCTAATGGAGAAGGAAGATATCTTGGACTTGAA